CAGATCTCGACGTTGTTGCTGTCAGTCAGTTTGAGTTTGTAGTAACTAGACGACAACCAGACGTTTGCTTCGCCGCGTGAATCTAAGATTACGGGGTTGCTGTTGGTTGTGCTGCCGTTGTAGTCTGCATACGTTGCCAAGGGCGTTGTTGTGCCAGCCGCATACGAGTACAGTTTTCCACCGACTAAGGGATTACCATTAGCATCGAAAAACTGTAGTTTGGGTGATGGGGACAGTGTTGCGGTGGTCATTTGTTACCTCGGTACAAGAGTCATTTGTGGCGGCGTTTGGTATGTTACCCGCAGCCGGTCATAAGGTGAAAGAGTGAACATCCCATAGAAACTACCGGTGCTGAAAAATGTAGCACCATTTCGTGAAAATTCCAATAGGGACACGCCACCGCCGCTGACAATTATATCTGCGGGATAGCCGGTGTTGTTGATGTATGTGTAAGGCGATGGGCCAAGCACAATGGCGCTGGGCTGCGCTTGAAAATTAGTGTACGACTGAGGCGGTGGGATTGTGGGTGGCCCAACGCCAAGTTCAGTGCGCAGCGCCTCAATCTCAGATGAGGCGTCTGTTGGCACGGGAACCAGTTGCAAGTCTTCTAACGTAACGTCATTGCTGCCGTTGCCGGTCAACTGAAACAAATTAAAGAAAAAGCGATACCATTCCCGCGAAATCAAATTCGTGCGGGGGTCGATCAGTTCAACCCGCGCTGACGGGATGTTCGTGATGTTAGGCATTGGTCGGACTTATCCCCAACTCAGCGCCCATGATGGCGATCTGAATTGGATCTGTGCCTGACAACTCATAAACACGGTCGCGCAGTTTAAGAGTCATGCCAAGGCGTCGCCAGAAGATACGAGTGCCGTAGGCGCCAACAGCGCCGCCCTGCGCCCAATGTTCGTTTGACCATGTGTGGCCACCGTCGTCTGACCAGCGCAACATAAACTGAGGCGGTGGGTTGACTGACAGTGTTGTTTCGTCAATCAGGTTGTTGTAAGACTCTGTGACCAATCTGAAACCGTCTTCGGTCGTCAGGTAGATGTCTTCTGTAACAGGGTCAAGCAAAAAGCCTGCTTGGGCATCCAATTGCAGGCTGTGCTGGGCTGTACGCTTAAGGTTGTTCTGGCCTGTGGGCAGGGCGCGCCATGAGCGCAACCAGCGCTGGATCTGGCCGTTGTCGGCGTAGGTCGTCAGGCTCAGAGTGTAGATGTTGCCGTTTTGGTAGTCGCCAACAATGATGTTGCCACCAAAGTTGCACTGGCAGTTAGAACGGTGACGTGTCCAGCTGCCGTTGTCCCAGCCGGCACGCTCATGCCAAGCCTGTGTGGCCGCGTCGTACACCCAAGTCGCGTTGGCGCTTGGGAACGTCAAAACGTAAAAGCTGTGGCCGTCTTGCTGATATGTGTAGGCGATGGCGTCCGAAATGTTGCCGTATTGCTGAATTTGCCATTCAACGGCGTGCGTTGACACGCGCTGACCGTTGTAGCCGTTGGCACGGTAGACGATGCCTTGGCCACGGGCGTCAGTGCCCAGCCAGAACAGGGTGTTGTCCAGTTTGGCAACCGAGAACGCAGCCGCGCAACCGATTTCATTGAACGCGCCTTGGATGCGCGTCAGAGGAAAGTCAGCAAGGCCAGCGTCGTACCAGACTTCAACTGAGTCTGTGCCAAACAGCCAAGCCTCGCGGTGGTCGACGTTGACAGCCACCAAGCCGTCTGGCGAGCCTTCAGCGCTTGCAAAATCAAGCGCGTTAATGTCGTAGCCGTCCAACAGCGCCGTGACCCAGACCTTCTGGCTGTTAGGCTCATTGAAGACGAAATAGCCGTCAAGGTAGCCCACAGTCGCAGCGCCTGGAAAATCAGGGTCTGTAATGGGGCCAAACACGCCTGTAACGTCGTTGTAGATGTAACTTGGGCCGTTGCAAGCAAAAAAGATTTGCGTGCCGTTATCGGCAATTGAGACAGGGCCAGTGCCGGACACTTGGCCAATCAAAACAGGCGTGGCGGTTGTGCCGCTTAGTTTGTAGACTTCAACGCCAGACACGACGTAGAAATTCGAGCCATTGGTTTGGTGCGCCCACAAACCGCGAATAGGGCCAGTGCCCACGGTTTGCAAGAAGTTCAGACCAGGCGCGCGGTTCAAAAAGCCAGGCTCTTTACCGCCCTCTGGAATGACCTCGGGGAACAAATTGACCATGCGGTTATCCGCAGCATTGACGCTGCGGGTAACGTAACTAGAGCCAAGAATCGGCGTCTTCATCAGTAGTTACCGGCGTAGATGTTGAAGCGCTGGCGGTTGGCCACCAATGCGTAAGGCAGTGCCATCACGTCATCAGGGTTGTTGATGCGCTTCAAGTCGCGCTTAGAAGTCATGGCGATGCGCTGCACTTGTGGGCTTGGCTCAACGCCAAACTCAGGGGCGAATTCCATGGCCAAGTTGTACGTGAAAGCACGTAGATAACCTGGCGGGTAATACATGACGGTTGACAGCGTTGCGGGTTTGTTCAACTCTTCAACTGAAATGAAGTGCCATTCCAAGTCCTGTGTGGGACGTGGATAAATAAACATTTCAACGTCGGGGAACGTCATGTTGACGAAGATTACTTGTGGGTATGTCGACGTAACGGTCTTAACAGCAATGCCGTCATACTGCTGTTGGTTGATGAACTTGATGCCGTATGACACGCCATTGGGCGCTTTGAAATACGTCGCGTCATCAAATAAAACGGGGCGGTTGCCTACAAAATCACCGGACGGGCCAAGCGTGCGGCTAATTGCGCCAGACGGCCACGTGAAAACTTGATCTTGCGTAGAAAAGACAGACAAACGCTCTGTGTTCCACGAATCAATTAGTTGGTTTAGCGCCATCAGGGCGTCTTGCGACATGGAGGCTGACGGCGTCTCGCCCTCGGCCAAAATACCTAACAGGCGCAAAGCGCGGTTGATTTGATCGCCAGCGGTATACGTCGCCATGTTCAGACTCCTTCGGTTGCTTCCTCTGCCGGTTTACGGCGGCGCTTAGTCTCCAACGTATTTACAACGGGAGCCGCCTGAACAGGCGTGTCTGGATTGTAGCGCGTCCAGCCATTTTTTTCATCTTGTTCGACCTCAAGTTCCATTGTTGCAACTTTAGCGCCGTGAATTGGGTGTACGAGTGTGATGTGCATTTTGAAAAAAGGGGGTGATTAGCCCCCTTTCCTATTTAGGCTGTCTTGTAAACAGACCAAGCTGCGTCGCCAGTTTTACGGAATGTAAACTGAGCGCTAGAGGTAATAGCAACAGCAACGGTAGCGTTGCCGCCGTCGGTGATGCCAGTGCCAGCAGCCAAAGTAACAGTACCAGAAGAGGTACCAGTGTTAACCACGGTCAACACAAATGTGCTGCCAACTTTAGCGCTGGTCACAACTGCGTCAATAGCAGCGGCGGTAGGCAAAGTGTAGACAGCAGCAGATGTGCTGGGGTTAGCAACCAAGATACCGCCAGTTACTTGAGCGGCTGTCAAAGTCGCTGTAGAAGTGGCAGTTTGGGGAGCGGCTGCGTAGCCAATCGTGAGTTCGTTCAGGTTGCCGTCACCAAGTTGGTAACCGCCTGCGCCATTAGGTAAAGCCATGATAATTTCCTTTCAAAGATGTATACGAAGAAAGGGGCCGAAGCCCCGATCAATTAGCCCCACATGCGGACGGCCATTTGTGGACGAATTGTGTTATAGCCATACAACACGTCGATACGGCAAGGCATACGGTCGTTGTTGATGTCGTACTGACGAACAACGCGCAAGCTGATACCGTTGTGAACTGCGCGAGCAGCCATGTCAACGCCTTGTGGCAACAACAAGTCAGCGGTCGCAAATGTGATCGCATCTTTGTGGTAAACCAAGTTCTGAGCGTAGGTGCTAGAAGCAGCGCCAACGAACACGACAGCAGCGCCGGAAGCAGGGAAGCTGTCCACGGTTGCCAAAGCGTTTGCAGAAGTGTAGATAGGAGCAACAGTGATGTTACCTTCGCCGCTTGAACCCAAAGTCACGTTTGCAGTAGCAACGAACTGGAACAAGGAACCGGTAGATTCACGTGTTTGTGGGTTGACAGCATAGCAGCCAGCCACAGTGAACACGTCACCGATTTTCACGGTGCCTGCGTTACCGCCGCCAGTGATAGCGATGGTAGTTGCGCCTTGTGAAGACACAGAAGCAGACAAAGTAGCGCCAGTAGCACCACGTGAGCCAGTTGTGAACTGCTTGATAGACTGAGACATGTTGATCTCGTCAAAGCCGAGAACACCAGTGCCCATCATGCCGTTCTTGAACTGCTTGCTGATGGTGTCTGTTGGGTTGAACAAACCTTTCAAGCCTTCGACCAAACCAGCGTTGGCGGCTGGGTTGACAGTGGCGTAACGGGGGTTCATCACAGCAGCGTTTTCGTTCAGCTTCTGCTGGGCTTGGAGCAAGACCAAAGAAGTAGAAGGTGTTGTGCCAGGTGTACCAACAGAGTTACCAATGCCCAAATAGGCGTTAGCGACGTCAGCGTCGATAGAAGAGGCCAACTGGCTGATACGAGGCTTCAAGACACGCTCTGCGAAGTCGTCCAACTGCATTGTCAATTCAGCAGATGTGAAGTTAACGCCGATGTGCTTTTGTGAAGCAACAGTCAGTGTGGTGTACTGCTCGTTGTCGTCTTGCACTTGCAAGGCGGCACCGTCAGTAACCAAAGCACGGTCGGGTAAACGGATACGCAGTGTAGAGCCGATCTTAGCGCCTTCAACAGCAAAAGAGTCGTCATACTGGCGGTTCACGTTACGTGTGATGACCAAGTTATTTTCCAAGATCTCCAGCGATTTGCGGGTGATCATGTCAATCGTCAGAATACTATTAGACATGTTAGTCCTTTCAAAAAATTAGCGGTTGCGTTGCGCTTCCCACTTCTTGATCTGGCGTTGACGTTCGGCTTCGATCCATTGCGAGGTTGTCATGGACTTGACTGACCGTGGGTCTGTCGTGTCATGGCTCGTTGAACCAGTCGAGCGTGCAGTTACCGGACTAATCGGTGCTGGCGCGTTTGAAGTTTTTTTGACCGGAGGATCGGAGGCCAATTTGGCTTCAATCTTTCCAATCTCTTTTGCCTG